GTGGGGAGCTACCACTCCCCACCGCTTGTTTACCTGCTAGTACATTTTATGACGGTCTAACCGCCATTCTTTGTATCCCTCTTACTGATCATTTGAGGGCTCTATTGTACCCAACAGACAAGACCGAGTAGCAAGATTAAACTTTTATTTCTATAACTATATTTCCCATTACTTAGTATTAAGGATTTTTGGGTATTTATGTAGAAATGCCTAGTCACGACATGACTTAAAATAAATAGTTAGGACTCGACATCCTATACTATGTCACCCCTTTTCGGTCCCGCCGTAAGAGGCTTAGGCCCCTGATGGGGATTCTGTGTAATTGCGAATTACAGATGGGTTTAAAACGTAGATTGGAGAACACTCTCCATGTAGACGGCCCCATTAGTTTTTCGTGCCTGAATGTGAGTCGGCGCCACCACAGACCCCTGATACTGCCGTGACAAGCCCTGCAGGGATTCCTCATATAACATGTCTAATGTTGAACAATTACGTACCCTTTTTGTTGAAGACTATTCGATCACCGGACTTGGACTTCTGAAGCACGTAACCCCCGATGGAAGAACTCAATATCTGGACCCGAAAGCTGAAAATTTTTTGATTATTCACGAGAAAGAGATAATGTCCACAATTAAGACTATGTGGGCTCGAGGACTTGACAATCTTCGTTTTGATAAGATGAGAGGATTTTTATCTTCTCTCAAGAAGAGTTGTAATAGACGATTATGGATGTTCTTACAGACTTACATAGTTGTTTTAGCTGAACTGTATCCAGATGGAGACTTAGTTTCAATAATATCACAGGAGATTGTAGGAAGTCTACAGACTAATGGAGTTAGTGTGGCCAAACTATTTGAAAATTTCTTCACATTATTGATTTCCACCAATATAACTTTGTATCATGCAGAGATGATGTTGGCCGTTTTATATCCTTCAGATATTGAACGGTGTCAGGAACTATTTGGATTCATTGATTTGTTACCATCGGAGCAGATGTTTGGCTTCTTTAGTGATGTGTCTTCAGGAGCTACTGATTTGGCTGATGCCATGCGTGATCTTAGAGAAATGGCATCTGGTCTTAAGACTGATTTTAGCAAGATGTCTAGCACTGTGAATGTTAGTATAGCTAGTTTGTCAGAGACCTTTAAATTTATGACAGATACAGTGAAACAGCAATTATCGCCAGGAGGATCAACTTTTGAAACTCTCGGATTCTTTGGCGAGATGTTGGATAATATAAGAGGGAATCTTCCCTATATAGTATCTAAGTTTGTGTTTATGATTAGTGACGGTGTAACAGCCGAACGTTTGTTAGATATAGCTTCTATTGTAGGTTTAACTAAGTTTCTATTTAGTAAGTTTGGAGGCAAATTGATGCACTTTTTCACAGGTGCACAGGAACAGATAGATATGCCTTCATTGTATAAATTTTTGTTTACCCCCGATGGTTTGATGAATATGTGGAAGATTGATCGTGGGATAGTAGGTGCTGCTAATATCATAGAGTATATTAAGAAGGTGTTAATCCTTTTAGAAGTAATCCCCGATAAGGATGGAGCCAAATTCGTTGAAGTGACATCTATATTAGATAATTTGGATGACGTAGTGCAAAATTATACTCGTGCAAGGATAGAACACCCACGTTCTTTGTTAGATCCTAATCATTTGAAAATATTGCAAGGACATTTGAAAGAGATTTCCGAGCTGACAGGATACTTGGAGTCTACTAGAGATAGTGTACATAGCCAGCGATGTGCGTTTATAGGTTTAAGTTTGAAACGCCTGTACTCAGAGATTTTGATAATGCAGAGACAGAGTAACCAACGTGTAGAGCCTGTAGGTGTGTGTATTTTGGGAGCAGGAGGAATAGGAAAGTCCCACCTTCTAACTGGAGCACCTGCCGCCCTCTCCTCAAGAGCTGAGCAGCGTATGAGTCTTCCTGTAGACAATCCCTTACATTTGCCCCGTACGGAGTTGTTGGAAAATATGAAGTTTTGGCAATGCTGGAGTCAGAACCAGGATGATAAGTATAGTTCTGGCTATGAACAACAGGAGATACATAATGTGGATGATGCATTTCAAGACAGAGAAGATCGAGATCATTTGCAATATTTTACTACTATATCTTCAGTTCCCTTTCCAACCAATCAAGCTGGACTAGATTCTAAAGGAAAACCGTACTCTAGCCGATTGGTACAGTTGTCGGCAAATTCCTTCCCCACCCGGTCTGAGACCGTGCGAGATATTCGAGCATTAGCAAGGAGATTTACCTTGTTGGGAGTGGTCTTTAATGGTGATGATGAGGCGTACCAAAATTTCTTAAATCATCCCCCAGAGAACCATGACCCTACTTTCAGACACCTTTTGTTCTATAAGATGAGTGGTTTCGATTATGTTACCCATGCTCAACACCAGCAAGCTATAGGACAGGGTATGTGGCAGCAAATTTCATATACAGATTATATTGATATGCTTATAGAGAAGTTGTTGATGAAGCAGAGGTTGTTTGACCAGCGTATCGGTGCAGAGGAACAGTCTGCTGGAGAGATTGTGGACATGAATTTGTGGGGACATTTGTATGTGCCCGCATCTAGGGGTTTTTACAATCAAGATGCTGAGATAATTGATACTATAAAACCTCTTAAAGGTACGTTTTTGAAAACCCTTCGTATGTGTAAATTTGGAACTTTCCCCTGTGCTGAATTCCCTGTACACTGGGATATTTCTAGAGTAGTGAACAGTGTTAATATTCAGAGTACCCTACATATTGGTAAAATGTTTTCTAGTGAAACCCCCGTGACGTTTAGGTATATTGCCGATGGTGAGAGGACGGATCTCATTTTTCCAAAAATGGGACCTGATTTTGATCCACAGGCTATTTCAATAATTCAAACCCCAATTGGAGATGAAGATAATACTCAGTATCAGAATGGTATGCCCCAAGAGACTCTGTATGGAAAGTTGAAAACAGTGTTGATGAATATGTTTGGAAAATCGAAGGAGCTTGTGTCATGGATATTGTTTGCCGTGAAATCCCTATTGTTCCCCGACATGACAGGTTGGAGTGTTTTTGCCCAGATGTATCAAACTGCTCTAACTACATATACTATACTTATATCTTGTGTTGTTGTGTTTGCTTATTTCTTTGGAACTCAAATGTTAGGTAATGTCCCTACGTGTACGTCCTGTATGTCTGATCATGAGAAGAATGAAGCACTTTTGGCTCAGTGGATTATAATGAATCGTTATCATGATCAAAAGTGTGGTATGTTTAAGTGTGATAAGACATGTAAGTGGTTGAAGCAACACCGTGTAGGAGTATCTAAATGTGAGAATGACGTTGGATGCTTGTTTTGGAAGAAAAAGTGTGCATATTCGGAGCAGAATCTCGAGCCTTTCCATGAGGTTATCAAAGGTATTGGTAAGGAGAACTATGAGATTATCGATCCATATCTCATGGCTACTGACTTGTGTGAGAAATGTAAGTTAGGAGAAAGCCAGGTACCGAAGTGGTTTAATGTGTTTGAACGAGCATATACGCAGCAGTTTGGAATAGCTGTGAAGTCAAAACATGTGTTAACTGAAGAAGAGATGTACTCTATGGAGTTGCTGTTTGTTGAGCCATGTCAGTTGGAGTCAGGTGAATCTAAGCGGATAGTGAGAAAGAAAGCCAAATTGGAATCAGGTGACTCAAAACGGATTGTTCGGAAGAAGGCTAACCTGGAGATTAATCGAAAACCAGGTTTCACTTGTCAGAGTGTTGAGACAGAAGGAGCTTCTGTTTCTGCTACTTATCGCCAACCTATTTCAATCTTGGAAGGCGAGATCTATCGTGAGTTAGTTAACTGTCAGGATGCTCAACCCGAGGATTTTGATGATGTAGCAGAACAGTATGGATTGAAGATCTCACGGAAACCTAGGAAAGGACCCGTATTACCTGAAGATGTTGATGAAGAAGCGAGTATAGACCCCAATTGTCGACCGTTAGCCGTAAAAGCTGCTACCAAAGCAGTCTATGTGATGAATGAAAGTGGAGAAGGAGTACTTTTGCGAGGTATCCCTGTCGGTACAAAACATTTTCTTACCCCTGCTCATCTGCAACGAGTGTATACGATAGGAGAATCATTCACAGTGAAGTATATGGGCCAAGAATACCAGGCTAAGATGGTTAAAGCTAGACCCGAATGGGATTTAGCTATGTGTGAAATGATCACTCCATGCCAGATGGTAAGTCAACTCAAACACATTCCCAGTGCCTCTGAGTTGATTGATCGAGTGCGAGCGAACTCGAGTGGTCTGATTGCCGTGCCCAGTAATGACTCTGTGGTGTGTATGAGTGTGAACATGACCCTTAATACCGAGTACCAAATACACTTCAGAGATGGAAAATCAAAGGATTATGATCACTTGTGGGTTGCAACAACACTTGCAGGTTTAGGAGCTGATACTCAGAGTGGTGATTGTGGAAGTCCCGTGTTTTTGATGTGTACTAAGACGAATAAGAAGTTAGTAGGAATGCATATAGCAGGAGCAAAGACCTTTAGTGCATTTGCTGTGATCACCCAGGAAAGAGTTTCGAAATTGCTAGATGTGGCCCAAGAAGAGATTGATACTTCATACCCCCTTGTCGATCATTTCTATGAACCCAATATTATCCCATTCCATGTTAAAGACCCCATCAATGCCCCGGTAGGTGCAGAGAAAGAAATAATTGGACAGCGGCAGTATGAGAGGCCTTGTGCGTCTCAGACAGCGATTAAGAAACACCCATGTCATGGTTTATTACCCGTTACGACCAAGCCTGCTTATCTTAGTTACTCCCAATTCAAGACTGAACACCCTGATAAACTTTTGTGTATGACAGGAGACCATGGAGATGTCGTAGAATTAAATTTAATGACTAAAAATACATCTAAGTGGTGCAAACCCCTTCCCCAATCAGAGTTAATAACATCAGAGTTAGCAGAGATGGAAGAGGAGTTAACAGACTATTGGCGTTCTGTGTTTGCAGGTGAAAATCTTGACCCCATTTCAATAGAGGATGCTGTTTCTGGAAACCCCGCATTTAATCTTGAACCCATGAATCTAAAATCATCCCCTGGTATACCCTATAATACCCAACGAGGAGTACACTCGAAAGCGGCTTTTGTAAAGCCAACAGGAGAAGTGATGTTGAATGGAGCACAACAGTTAACGTTGACGGATGATGTAAAACGATTTGTAGAGAGGAGATTAGAAAATGCTGCCCAAGGAAAGCGTGTGATGTCTATCTGGAAAGATTGTTTGAAGGATGAGACACGTGATATTAAGAAGGTAGATGAAGGTAAGACACGCATTTTTACGGCAGCACCCTTGGATTTTACTGTGGCGCTTCGTGTGCTTATGGGACGATTCAAGGCTGTTTGGTTGACGAAAGGACATTTGTTAGGCCATTCTGTAGGTATTGATTGCTTGTCACCACAGTGGGCTCAACTTTATCGTAGGCTCATTGAGGTTTCGGACCATGGATTCGATTGTGATTATTCATCATATGACGGAAATTTGAGATCTGACTTCATGTATGCTGCACTGCGGATATTTGCTACTGTGATTTCTGAGAATGTTGGCGACCCTAATTTGTATCAGACAATAATGACCCTTTGTTCAGAGTGTGTAGAGACTATACAGCAGTCAGGAGACTGTGTGTGGATGTCAAAACATGGGAACCCTTCAGGTAATCCCTTAACCACAGAGTTGAATTGTACAGTAAATTTCATGTATCATTGGTTTTGTTTTAGACAAATTCTAGGTAAAGATAATATGTCCCTTAAGGATTTCTTTGAGAACGTTGGATTTGCCTGCTTTGGAGATGATGCAGTGTATACTTTCCGTCATGTGGATGAAGTCACTTTTGAGAAGATGCAGTACTGGATGAAAGAACTTGGACAGGATTATACAAACGCCCAGAAGAGTGATGATATGTCGGCTTTGACTCATATTGAAGAGTTAAGTTTCCTAAAGAGAAAATTCAAACCATGCCCTATTTCCAAATCTGTAGTATTTTCGCCTATTGACCCCCAGTCAATAGAAGGTCAGTTTAATTGGTGTAGTTACGAACATGATGCCGCTGAGATTCTGCAAGATACATATGAAAATAGTTTGATAGAGTATGCTCAGCATGGAAAAGAGGCATTCAATAAGTTTGTGAATCAGATCCACCCTGCCTTTGATGACCATCTCAAATCATTAATTGGAAAGCCCACCCCGAAACCGCGTTTTGCAAGCTATAGGAGTAAGTTGATCAAGAAATTGACTAAGTAAATTACTTATTGATGGAGGTAGATCTGTTAATTGGAATAAATAAATATGAATTCTGAAACTAGAACCATGTTTAAGAACACTGTTGCTCCTGGTGAGAACAGTGTTTCTAACATTAAGGAAACTAATACTGATATCAGTCAGAAACGCGTGGGGCCAGATTCTCGTCTGGCTCTCAATGCAAGGAAACAACCCGGCGTGAACATGGGCCGTCCGATGATAGTGGTGGACAGTCCGGATGGACAGGTTGAGGCAGTTGTGATGAGTGATGCTACTACCGATATTCATCCTGGTGTAGCCCGTAACCCTGGATATGTGACCCCTAGTCATGTGTATGCTTGGGAGTACGGAACTGCCTATACATCTAGTGATACAGGAACGGACATTAATGTTAAGTTTAATAGAAGGATTTCTACTTATGCTAACCTCTTTTATTATTTTCATTGTCATATGCTAGTTAAGTTAGTTTGTAAGTTACCTTTAGATAGATCAGATAGGTTTTATGTAAATTGGAACTATGGAAACGCTAAACCGGGAACAACTGGAGTAGGTTTTGAGTGGGCTCCGATTGAAAAGAATGAAATCTATGTCCTTCTGCCCTGGAGTAACCCCGCTCCTTTGGCATATACTCAAACGACTCTTGATAAGATGGTAAGTGACTTGTTTGGATATTTAACATTAAAACCCATTGGCTCAAACGGAGGAGTTGTAGTTGTAAATTCTTACTCTTCCCCTGTAAATTTGAAATTGTATAACGTAAAGCGAAGTGAGAATAGTGCTGTCTCTTGTAAATTACCAGAAATTCCTAAATATTTTTCAATTGATTCGAAAACTACTGTTGATATAGGACCCGACCCCGTCTCCTTACTTGTGCATACCGCCACTAATGGTACCGGAGCTGAGTCTAGTGATAGGAAAGTGTGGATTCCGAGTAAGAGACCATTTAGTGCTGCTGTTAATGGGGTATTTAAGGATTTGAGGATCTTTGGAGCGACTGGTACTATAACGGGATATGTGTTCCCTCAAGATCAGATGTCTGCGTTCCCCGTGCAGACTCAGTACGAATCACTGATTAAGGTAACTAAAAATTCTATCATACCAGCGGGTGTTTATTCAGCTGCCCTGACCAAGATCACTAATAATGCAGCCAAGATTACGGATGGTATGGGATCAATTGTTGCACAGACAACGGCTGGTGGGGAAGTTGTAAATTTAGGAGTGATTACTATGCCCAAGGATGGAAAATTGTCATCAAATAACCCCGATGATTTTGAGTTTGCTTTGGTGCCTCTAAATCAAGTTCCCCTCCCACCTAAAGTTGTAATTAATGAAGATGACCTGGCGGAAGAACAAATGGATAGTAGTTTAAATACATCAGAGAAACCCGGAGAGAAAGGTTCAGATCCTTCATTGGATGAGAAGATAGGACATACTCCTGATATGAAACCTGAGACCATTAATGATAAGATTTTGGGAAAGAACACTACGGAGTCAGTTAGGGAGACCAATCAGTATTATTTGTTAACGACAGTTAGTATGGCAGATTCCACCCCTGTAGAAGCTAAATTGAATTTCCCTAATAATATGATTATTAACTTCGCAAGGCATAGGCTGTGGACTAAATATCCTCAGTTGAAGCTTGTCGCGACTCAAACTATTCAGAATCCTGCTAGGTATAGAATTGTACAAATTCCCCAATTTGATTCACTTAAATATAACCCGTCAGATTTGTTTGAAATGCCCGGAGTTGAATGGGACCCTAAGGATGGTGATTTAGACCTCACCCTCTACTGGGACCGTTTTCCAACTGCTTTCTTTGTAGATCCAAAACAGACTATTCAACAGAATATGACTTCATTTGTCCCACGTATAGTTATCCAACCAATTAACAATTTTGGAAATGCAGTCCCCATTAATATTTTTGCTAGAGTGGATAATTCTAGCTATTCAGCTATCAAGGCGATCCCCGACTTGGCAGAGGAGCAGGGTTTGTTTGACGAACTGCACCCTAAGTTGACCCGTACGAAAAATGCTTTGAAAGGAGCAATGTTTCCCCCCGAGAAGGAAGTAGGTATGGCGTTTTGTTGTAGTAATAATTGTGGTTTAACTTTAAATAGAGCATGTAAGTATTGTAATGATCCTAAGTCGTGTAAGAAGTACTGTGAGACCGATCCAAAGTATAATGTTAATTGTTTTGATCACCATTTTAATCCCTATTTTAAGGATGATGACCCTAGATATAAGACTCTTATGCTTAGATCATATAATCTTGCTTTTGGTGTGTGGTGTGACCAAAATAATAATAATCATGTAGAATGGATTAATATAGGTTGTAACGAGGATTATGATGTAATTAAGAACCGTCTTTGGTATGCTGTTAATATGAAGGCTCATTGTAATATTCCTGACCAAGATAATCATTGTCAGTGTAAGCCAGTTGGGGGTAATACCTACAAGTGGCACCGTGATTATAATCGCGATCACTGGAGGAAGGGTTCTACCCGTTCTCTTCAGCCTGTTGTAATGAGTGATGCCGAAGAACAGATTGACCAGAACCCATCAGGTGAAAGTAAGAATAAGAAGAAGAGTAAACCTCGTTCTTTTAGGATTAAGAATGTTTCTCGTTTTTCCAAGTGTATGCCTGCTTGCTACAGAGCAGCTCGTGCTGATTTTGACGACCGTTTTTATGGAGATGATGATTCAGCAGAGGAGCAGATAAATGAAGCTGAAAGAGTAATTCCAGGCGATCAATTTCAATCTCGCTTGGGATCTCTAACGGCTGATGAAGGAGCTAATTCTGTGGCTAAGACATATGCTTTTGTAGATACTGTAACTAGTGTAGTGGATGCGACCGATCCCACCCCATCATTTTCAATTCCTATTAATGCGAATACTTTAGGACCTTATGTCCGACAGGAAGCTAGGAGACATGTGCTTTGGAGAGGAAATGTCAAATTTAAAATTCTTGTAAATACCCCTAGGACAATTGCAGGAGCTGTTACAGTAGCACATGTGGATGAAGATTTTGCAACTCAACCAACGTTGTATGAAATTCGTCAGTATCCCCACCAAACGTCCCTTGATAATAATATTGTTGAATTGATGTGTGGATGGAGAAGGGAGAATCCTTGGATTAAGTATGATGATAATAATGGCTATTTGTATATATCTTTTGAAGGTGTTCAATTTACCGGTTCTACTACCTTGTCTTTTACTATTTATGTGGATTCTTCCGGGGTTGAGTTTGTGAGGCCTCAGAGCCTTGCTACTCTTCCTACTTCTAATGTAAGGAAAGTACTTAATAAGTTTGAGCACCCTCTTATTGATTTGTCTTTTGAGGCTGTGGAGAGGTCCATGTCTGATTTAGATGTTAGTTTAGCTACTGTTGTGTCTATGTATGAGGCCGGTTTGTACTGGGATGGTTCGTTTATGCGTTGTCCTACTTGTCAGATTAGGTTATCTTGGTGGGAAGAACAAGATATTCCCATCACGGAACATTGGCGTCATTCAGGCGCAGAATTTTCTAAATGTAGCTTAATTAAAGATAGAATGAAGCAGGGGTTTCCAAAACGGAGACTCGGGGAGCAGGCGCATAAGATCAAAGCGCCAGTTTTCAAGGGTCCTGAAGAGGATGATTCTCTGTGTTAGATTAGTGTGTAGCATAGTCGTATGTTGTGTTGCATGTTGTGTATAGTATGTTGTATGTGTACTATGTGTTTAGGGCGCCACCACGTCCTTCCAGCAATGGAAAATTTTGAGTTAGTCACCAGTAATGGTGCCAGCAGCAATGCTGAGGCGTTCTCCGTTAGGAGGCCACCAGACCACATTTAAGCGCGAGTGTGGTTTGGTGTGGCCGAAAATACCAGTTGCATGCCACCGGAGTAACTGGTAGCCTCTATTCACATACGGTCCTTCAGACCGGAACAGTTTTCCCCCTACCGTATGTGGAGGGGGTTTTTCCACTGTCGCTATGTGATTTGAAGTTGGAAACGATGCAAAAGGACCTAGTAAGGCCTACCTCGTCACTACATTTAAGCTCAGACGAGGGGGCGACTGCTGGGGAGATATGTGTACGACCATCTTCTATAAGTTGGAGATTTTTGTAAGTTTAGGTTAATTCTCCGACCCATTGGCAAACAACCCATTCAGGGCAGAGAGG